CGTAGCCGCGCCAAGGGTTTCGGCCTGGACGACATGCAGGCCCTGACCGACACCGCCGGCATCGTCATCTCCGCCGACGTCGCCCAGGACTACCTGGCCTTCCGCCGCGAACTCAAGAAGCCGCTCAACGCCACGATCTGGAAAACCATCCTGACCGAACTAGCCAAGGCCGCCGTGCACGGTATCAGCGCCGACCAGGGCCTGGCCGAGGCTATGACCGCCGGCTGGCGTGGCCTGAAGTGCGAGTGGCTGGTGAACCGCCTGAAGCACCACCAGGGCCCGGGGGCCGGCCCCAACGACGACGACACCAGCTGGGCCAACAACCTGAACGAGGACAGCGTCTGATGCGCAACGCCACCGAGATCGTGAAGCACGTGGACTTCAGCCAGCCTCGCCCGGCAGTCCAGCAGCAGCCGGCCAGCATCGACGAGGGCACAGCCCAGGTCGTCAACGCGCTGTTCAACGAGCTGAAGTCCATCTTCCCCGCCTGGAAGCAGGCCTGGCCGGACGACGAAGCCCTGAAGCGCGCCAAGCGCTCCTGGATCAAGGGCCTGATGGCCGCCGGCATCCACTCGCTGGAGCAGATCCGCTTCGGCCTGATGACCTGCCGGGCCAGCGGCCAGGACTTCGCGCCCAGCGTCGGCAAGTTCGTGGAGTGGTGCCAGCCCACCGCCGAGCAGTTGGGCCTGCCGCCGACCGAGAAGGCCTTCCAGGAAGCCGCCAGCAATTCGCACCCAGCTGTGGGGCAGGGCGCCCGCTGGAGCCACCCGGCCGTGCACCACGCCGCCACGGAGTCCGGGTTGAGCAACCTGTTCCGCTTGAACGAAGACGCCGGCCGCAAGCTGTTCGAGCGCAACTACTCGATCGCCTGCCGCATGGTCGCCGCCGGCCAGCCGCTGCGCGAGATCCCGAAGGCGCTGCCCGCCGAGGTTTCCACGCCGGCCAAGCCTGAAACCGTCCAGTCCGAGCTGGCCAAGATGCGCGCCGCGCTGGGTCGCCGCTCGTGAAGGCCTGCTGGATGGTCCTGCTCCCCAATCGCGCGCCCTTCGCAATGGTCGGCGCCCAAATCAACCGCGACGAGGCGCTGGCCTGCGCTCGCATCATCTGGCCGGAGGCCGACGTAGCATGAATCACAACTTCAAGCCGGGTGATCTGGCGCTTCTCACCACTCAGGTCGAGCCTGTTGCGGCGGGCAGCGTAGTTGAGATCGAACGCTTTTGGCCGAAGGGCACCATCCTGCACAACAAGCGAGGCGAGCGCTGCGTTGCTGCTGAGGATCTCTACTTTTTCGGTCATTCGTCTATACCGGCTGGCCTTTCGGGCCATGCCCCTGTTCGGTTTTTCATGCCCCTGCAGGGTGATGCGGCACCGGTTCGCCAGAAGTCCCAGGAGGTGCCGGCATGATGTTCACCCAGGAGGAATACGACGACGCGCGCCGCCTAGCCTATGACCAGGGCTTTAACCGCGGCTCTGGCATGGACCCCAAGGTCCAGCACACCGAGGCCTACATCCACTTCCGCGAGCAGGAGCTGGAAGGTCTGGCCAAGCGCCAGCGCGCAGCAGGGGAGGCCTCAGAGTGAAGGGCAAGAACCCCAGCGCCGCCGAGAAGCGCTTCCACACCGCCCTGGCCAGCCTGGGCTGCATCGCCTGCCGCCTGGATGGTCGCCTGAACCCGCTCGTGAGCATCCACCACATCGACGGCCGCACCCGGCCCGGTGCCCACCTCCGCGTGTTGCCGCTGTGCGCGGGCCACCACCAGGACGGCACCGGGATTCCCGGCCTGATCGCCGTCCACCCCTGGAAGCGCCGCTTCGAGGATCGCTATGGCAGCCAGGACGAGTTGCTGCAGCGTTGCCACGGCCTGTTGGCCGAAGTAGGTGCCGCATGAACTGGTGTGAGTGCCATCGTTGCATCGAAGAACATCGCCTTGGCCGCGAAGGTCCCCCGTTCGGCTTCATCCCGCTGTCCAGCATGAAGATGATCCTGTGCCCGATATGCGGGAACAAGCGCTGCCCTCACGCCGCTGACCATGAACTGGCGTGCACGGGAAGTAACGAGCCTGGACAGCCTGGGAGCGCATACCAATAACCGCAGCCCTCAAGGCCTGGGCAGCCCCGCGCGAGACCCGCACCCGCAAGAAGCCCACCGACTGGGAAGGCATCGAGCAGGCCCAGCTGTTTACCTGGCTGGACCTGGCCTTTCCCAAGGAGGCGAAGTCGATCTACCACGTGCCCAACGGTGGCCACCGCCACAAGGCCACGGCCGGCAAGCTGAAAGGGCAGGGTGTGCGCGCCGGGATGCCAGACATCAACGTCGACATCGCCCGGGGCGGTTACTTCGGCATGCGGATCGAGTTCAAGGCCACGCCGCCGCATGACGCCGCGGTATCAGCCAGCCAGATCGCCGCCCTGCAGCGCCTCAACGACCAGGGCTACCTGGCGATCGTCTGCCGGGGTGTGCACGACGCCCGCTTGCAGCTGACCGCCTATCTCCGCCTGCCTGCCACCGAGGCCCGCCCATGAACCACCCAGCACAAGACCTGGCCGGCCTGGCCCGGCAGATCCTCGGCCACTCGCTGGTCGTCTTCTTCAGCCACCACGACGAAGCCCGCCTGGCAGCGCCTGACAACGCCGATGCTGTGATCGCCGAGATGAACGCCCTAGCTGCCCAGCGCCTGGCCACTGCCAGCGAGGAGGATCTACGCCGCCGGCGGATGGTGCTCCGGTCCCTCTATACGAACGCCGCCAGCACCGCGCACGCCTGCCGTGGTTACCAGTCGGCCCTGCGCCCTGGATCTCGCCTTGGTGGCCGCGTCTGGAAGGAACGCTCCAGCGTCAACAAGGCAGGCGAGCAAAAGGCACAACGTGACATGTCACGCGCCCTGGGCGAGATGGAAGACATCCAGAAGGAGATCGACCGGAGGGCCAATGCGCAAGCAGCACGGGCCTGACCTCACCCGGAAGGTGAAGCCGATTTCGCGCTGCGTGACATGTCACGGGCGCGGCGTCACCCGGGGCCTCTTCTACGAGATGGCGTGCGACACCTGCGCCGGCACTGGCTGGGTTGACCACGCCACCGGCCAGGCGATGCCCGCCGAGGATCTGGTTTTCACCCTGAGTCACCGCCTTCTGCACCTGGAACAGCAGCTGGCCACCCTGCAGCGGATGCAGCCCTACGAATCAAGCAACCGCCGCGGCCCGCACGGCTCGCACTACACCGGAGACTGACCATGCAGAGTTTCAGCAGTAGCAAGGTATCAACCCTGGTCCGCATCCTCCTCGCCGGCAGCGAGGGCAAGACCGCATCCGCCGCCTGGTTGGACGCTGACCAGGATGGGAGAGGGGGCTTCGGTGGCCTGTCGCGCCAGGAGCGCTTCGAGCTGGACTGCGAATACCGAGCGTTCCTACGCAAGCACCTGAAGGAGCGCCACTGGGACGCCCTGATCGCCCGCTACACCATCGAGCCGGCCGACCGTGCCCCGGCGATCAAGAGGCTGGCCAGGATCATCGCCACCCCGGCCCACGACCACTTCAAGTCCTACGCCGTCCTGGCCTGGGCCATGCCCCAGCGCGCCGGCGTTGAGGGCAAACGCTCCACCATCGTGCTGCGCGAGAACATCTACGACATGGCCCGCTGGGACAACAACCAGGGCACCTCTGAGCGCACCATGCGGCGCTGGCGAGGCTACATCCACGAGATGCTAAACGAGGCCCTGGATTTGGCGATTGCTGCTGCAATTCACCTGCTAGAAGGTCAGGAATTGTTCGAAAGAGAAGTTGCTTGACAGGATTGGCCGTTTGGCCGATGATTTCCCTATCTTGCCGATCCTGCGAATGATGAAGATGCAGCGGCACACAAGCCCAGCCACCGTGCTGGGCTTTTTCATTTCCGAGAGGACCAAGCCAGTGGAAAAGCTCCTGGACTGGGCACTGGTCGGCTTCCTCGGGATGCTGGGTGGGCTTGCCAGCCTGTTCTACCCCGGCGCCACATCTATGCGCTTCGACTGGCGAACCTTCGTCGGCAAGCTGGTGGTGGCGTTCTTCGTGGGCAAGGTGGCTGGCGAGTTCATCGATGTCTCCAACCAGTACCGGGCCGGCATCATCATGCTGCTGGGCTTCTTCGCTTACCCGGTGCTCGGGGTGCTGGAGGTCAAGGTCAAGTCTGCTGTGGAGCGCTTCAGCCCCGGAGGCCCCTGATGTTCATCGTGTCGCTAATCGCCCTTGTGGCATATGCCCTGGTCATTGGCCGCTGCGCCGTATTCCTGACCCTGGGTGGCCGGTTCCGCCAAGACGACCACGCCGAGATAGCCTTCCTGATGGTCTCGACCCTGCTGCTGATGCTGGGGCACATCCAGCTCTGGTACGCCGAGCCCTGGAAGATGGTCAACAACAGCGACGGTAGCGCCCTGGTGGTGGGCCACTCGGTCTTCATCGCCGGCTACATCTTCCACCGTGTCGGCTCGCTGATCGTAGGCCGCGAGCGCCGGGTTGCTGAGCGCCGACAGGAAGCCAGGCAGTGAGGCGGCTCAAACAGACCGCGAAACTGCTGCTGGGCGCCGCTCTGGTGTTCGTGTTCGGAAATGGCCTGGGCTATCTCGGCAGGACGTGGGAATGCCGAAACGCGCTCCAGACCATCTGGGTTGCTGCCCCTGGCTATGACGCCGGAGCTATGCAGTTGCCCGAAAAGCTATATCGCCTGCAGGTAACGGCCTGCACGCTGCCTGAGCAATGGGGCGGACAACGCGAGCCCCTCCACGGCTACCCGTAAGAACCATCCTCTCGGCCCGAGCTGTGTATTCCGGTGCCAAACTCACCGGAGAGCAACATGACTGCCACCCTGAAGGAATTGGGCGACACGCTTTCGACTGCGCAAAAGCAGCTGGCGGAACTGGTTGCTGCAGAGAACCCGACTCCCACGCCGATCCCGGACAAGCCGGTAGGCAGGCTGCCGCTGGAAACGACGATTCGCGGCGCCTTCGACAAGACACTGATCCTGCCCTACAGCTCGCTGGTCGTTGCTGGCCAGGTGGTGATCCAGTTGGCTACCGGCCAGGCGGTGAACGTGGTCAGCATCGGCCGCCGCGACAACGGCGACCTGGTGGCGGTGATCGACCAGAGCATCGGTGACCCGTCCAAGGTTATCGGTAAGGCCGCCACGGTGCGCGACCGCTACGCCAAGCCGGAGACCGCGCCCAAGCCTGATCCGGTACCTGAGACGCCAGTGGTCACGCCTCCGGTCGCTGAGCCTGAGCCCGTCACGGTGCCAGGCGTGGCGGTGCTCAAAAATATCCCCTACCTGGGCGTGAACCTGGCGGCGCACTCGAACGCGAACCAGGTGCTGCCGGGTGAAGCCGGTACCCACTTCAAGTGGCCCAGCCGCGCAGATGTCCGCCTCTACGTGCGCGACCTGGGCGTCCGGCTGATCCGTTTCCCCTATGCGCTCCAGCGCGCCACGCTGATCGACTCGACCGGCCTGCCGGTGAAAGGCGGCCAGCTCGACCCGACCTTCGTCGCCAAGATGAAGACCGTGCTGGGCTGGATCCGCGAGGACTCGAACGGCGAGGCGCTGGTCATCTTCGACCCGCACCACTACTGGCGCATGTACCGCAACCAGACCGCGTTGGTAGATGGCGTCCGCAAGCAGACCGGTGCGCTACTGCCGTCCGGCGAGGCAGCCGGGCAGGGTGGCCGATGGAAGCGCCAGGAACTGGTTTTCATCGACGACGCCAACGGCTGGGGCGCAGCGGACCTGGGCGACCATATCGCCTCCATGGCCACGACCTTCGATGAGCCTATGATCCTGGGCTACGGCCTGGGCAATGAGCCCTATGCCTCCGGCGGCGCCCTCGACAGCCTCACTGTCACGGCGATGGAAGCCAAGGTGGTCGCCGATGCGAACGTGATGCTGCCGATCATCCGCAAGGTCACCAACAAGCCGGTGTTCGTCTGCGGCAATCAGTGGGCGTCGGCTCGCAACTTCGCCCAGGTGAGCGGCACATTCGCTGCTGGCATCAAGGACCCGGCGAACAACTGGATCCCCGAAGTGCACGGTTACGGCGATCTCAGTGGCGATTCGAGCGGTCGGTACAGCAGCGGCAACCTGAACGCCTTCCCGGTGGACCAGATCGCCAACGTCTTCCGGCCGGCCTACAGCTACATGGCTACCAAGGGTCTGCGCTGCTTCATCGGTGAGACGGGTATCCCGCCTACTGAGTCGGCCCGCCAAGCCCTTGCCCGCGCACTGGATGAAGCCAAGGCCAACGGCGTCCCGGTCACCCTCTGGATTGCCGGAGGTGATGGAGCCATGGGTGGCGAGAAGATGAATCTCGATGACACCGGCCACGCCGCTACCCGCGAGCTGATCAAGTCTCGGGCGAATGAGCGCATGGCTGAGTGGAAACCGGTTAGAGCGTAGGAGAGTCGCCACATGAGCGATCACATTCACAGCCCATTCGATGGGAGAGGGCGGCGACGTGTCTTCGTGAATGGCAATGAGGTGGAGCGTGCCATATGGGCAGACCTCAAGCGCGGCTTGGTCTGCTATGCACCTACCCCTATGCGAATCAAGCGCAACAGCGATGAACTGTACACCCGTACGCTTCGCGGCCAAGTAACTGTGGAGCCGATCAGTGACTGAGCACCAAGAACTGATAGCCGCGCTGGCACGCCAGACCCAGGCGATGATCGAGTTGGCCGAGAGCAATAGGCTGTTGGCCGAGAGCAACCGCGAGATGGTGGACTACCTGGCCGACCAGCAGGGCGAGGACGCCGGTGACGAGGCGCCGCGCCGTGACCTGGCAGGTAGGCCAATCTGATGGCGCTGCGACCCAACAAGCCGTGCCGCGCCCGAGGCTGCAACGCGCTGACCCGCAATGCTGGTGGCTACTGCGATGAGCACGCCGACCAAGCCAAGGCCTGGGCCAATCGGCAGGGCTCTGGTCGTGGTGGCCGGCCGTGGCGACGGATGCGTGAGCAGGTGCTAAAGCGTGATGGTTACCTCTGCCAGTGCGAGGACTGCAAGCGGCTGGGTCGTGTCAGGCCGGCGCATGAGGTCGACCATATCGTGGCCCTGGCGCAAGGCGGCAGCGATACCCCGGACAACCTGGCAGCCATCAACCATGACTGCCATCGGGTCAAGACGCTGCGCGAGTCAGCGGCAGGCCGGCGATCCAGTCTGTAGCACGTCACACCCCCGATATAGGCCTGGCCTATGGGTGGGGGTGGGTCAAAAGTCCAGGGCTATAGGGTCGGACACCGTCCGCCCCGTCAATTTTTCACGCCCGCGAAATTAAAAATTCAGGAGTAGCGCCATGGGCGGCACAGCGGCGGTCGCTGGCCGAGGTCGCAAGCCCAAGCCCACGGCCAAGAAACAGCTCGCCGGAAATCCCGGCAAGCGGGCCTTGAACAAGGCCGAACCCCAGTTCTCCACGGTCACCAACGTCGATCCGCCCGAGTGGCTGAACGACCGAGCGGCTGACATGTGGAAGATGATCATTCCCGAGCTGCTGCGCGAGAACGTGCTGGCGCTCACCGACCTGCACAACGTCGAGGCCTTCTGCACGGCCTATGGCAACTGGCGCCTCGCGCAGGAATCGATCAACACCCACGGCATCGTCGTGGAGGGAGCCCAGGGCGGGCCGATGAAGAACCCGGCCCTGACCGCCGCCAACGAAACGATGCGCCAGATGGTGACCTTCGGTTCACTGCTCGGGCTCGACCCGGCCAGCCGGACGCGCCTGATCGGCGGCAACAAACAGAAATCCACCAACGAGTTCGCTGCTCTCTTAGGTTCCTGATGGCCAAGACCCCCACGCCCAACGTCGACAAGGCGATGGCGTGGGCGCGGTCCGTCCTGAAGGGCAGAGTGCCGGCGTGCCGGTTCATCCACCTAGCGATCCAGCGGCACTTCGACGACGTCGCCGAGAGCCGCGGCAAGGGCTTCCCCTACAAGTTCGACGCGGCCCAGGCGGAGAAGAAGCTGCGCCTGGTGCAGCTGATGCCGCACACCAAGGGCGAGTGGGCGTTCAAGCGCCAGCTCATCACCCTGGAGCCCTGGCAGCTGTTCGGCATGGCCTGCACCTTCGGCTGGCTCAGGAAGAAAGACGGCTACCGGCGCTTCCGCGAGAGCTACTGGGAGGTGCCGCGCAAGAACGGCAAGTCGGTGATCGCCGCGGGCGTCGGCATCAGCATGTTCGTCGCCGACAACGAGTTCGGCGCCGAGGTGTACAGCGGCGCCACCACCGAGAAGCAGGCCTGGGAGGTCTTCCGCCCGGCCAGGCTGATGGTGAAGCGCTCGCCGATGCTGATCGAGGCGGCCGGGATCGAGGTGAATGCCTCGAACATGAACGTGCCGGCCCAGGGCTCGCGCTTCGAACCCCTGATCGGCAACCCCGGCGACGGTGCTTCACCCAGCTGCGCGATCATCGACGAATTTCACGAGCACGACAGCTCGGCCCAGTACGACACCATGCTGACCGGCATGGGCGCCCGCCGGCAGCCGCTGATGTTCATCATCACCACGGCGGGCGCCAACATCGAGGGGCCGTGCTACGACAAGCGCCGCCAGTCCATCGAGATGCTGGAAGGCTCGGTGCCGGATCCTGAGCTGTTCGCCTGGATCTGGACTCTGGACGAGGGCGACGACTGGACCGACCCGAAGAACCTGGCCAAGGCCAACCCCTGCATGGGCGTGTCGGTCTATCAGGAGTACCTGGAGAGCCAGCTGGCCCGGGCCATCCGCTCGGCGCGCTTCACCAACACCTTCAAGACGAAGCACCTGAACCTCTGGGTGAGCGCCAAGGCCGGCTTCTTCAACGTCGAGAACTGGAAGGCGTGCGAGGACACGACCCTCACCCTGGAGCAATTCGAGGGCCAGGAATGCGTCTTGGCGTTCGACCTGGCGCGCAAGCTGGACATGAACTCCATGGCCCGGCTGTTTTGGCGCGTCATCGACGGCCGTACCCACTACTACAGCGTGGCGCCGGGCTTCTGGGTACCGGAGGACACGGCCTTCAACGACGACAACAAGCGGATGGCCGAGCGCTTCCAGGCCTGGATCAATACCGGACACCTGCAGGTAACCCCGGGCGCCGAGATCGACTATCGCGAGATCCTAGAGGACGCCAAGGAGGCCAACGAGGTCTCGCCTGTCAGCGAAAGCCCCATTGACCCGCACGGCGCCACGAACCTGAGCCACCAGCTGGACGACGAGGGTCTGACCCCCGTCACCACGGTGCAGAACTACACCAACATGTCCGACCCGATGAAGGAGCTGGAAGCAGCTATCCAGTCGGGCCGGTTCCACCACGACGGCAACCCGATCATGACCTGGTGTATCGCCAACGTGATCGGCAAGAACCTGCCAGGCAACGACGACATCGTCCGGCCCATCAAGCAGGGCAACGACAACAAGATCGACGGCGCCGTGGCGCTGATCATGGGTGTCGGCAGTGTGATGCGCCTCGTGGCCAACGGCTCCGGCGGCTTCGACGACTTCTTCAGCAACCCGATCGTGATCGGGTAACAGGACACGACATGCACAAGGGCCTCCTCATCTTCCTGCTGGCGGCCGCGGCGGGCCTGTGCCTGATCGTCGGCGGTGTCTACGTGCTGACCGGCGTGGGCTATGCCCTGCTGGCTGGTGGAGTGGCACTGCTGCTGGTCGCGGGCTTCATTCGCAAGGGGCTGATCGGTGAATAAATCCCTGACCCAGGTGCTGGGCCAGGCCATGGTGCGCTCGGCGGAGCCTGGCTTCGCCAAGTCCTCACTGGCCGGCTGGATCGGCCGCAAGATCGGCCTCGGCGATGGCAACTTCTGGAGCACCTACTACGGGGCCGACTCGGCCTCGGGCAAGGTGGTCAGCCAGCAGACGGCCCTGCAGCTGTCGACGGTCTGGTCCTGCGTCCGTCTGATCGCCGAGACCCTGGCCACCCTACCCATCGCTCTCTACGAACGGCAGGACGGGGTGCCGGTGGTAGCCGAGAGCCACCCGGTCCACTTCGTCATCAGCCAGCAGCCCAATGCCGACCAGACCCCTGTGGAGTTCTGGGAGAACATGGCGGCCAGCCTGCTGCTCCAGGGCAACGCCTTCGGCGAGCCCACCTTTTCTCGCCGCGACCTCAGCAGCGTGGAATTTCTGCTGCCGCAGAGCGTGAGCCCGCCGCGCCGGCTGGCAAACGGATCCATCGAGTACCGTTACACCGACACCGCCGGGAAGCCTCACACCTTCACCGACGAAACGATATGGCATACCCGTGCCTTCGGCACCGACCCACTGTGCGGCCTCCCGCCGCTGGCAATCGGCCGCAATGTCCTGGGCGCAGCGATGGCCGCGGATGAGTCGGCCGCCAAGATGTTCGCCAATGGCATGAAGCTGGGCGGCGTGCTCTCCACCGAGCAGATCCTGAAGAAGGACCAGCGGGACGAGATCCGCGACGACATGGTCAAGCAGTTCGCCGGGGCGACGAACTCCGGCAAGACCATGGTCCTTGAGGCCGGCATGAAGTACCAGCAGGTCAGCATGACGCCGGAAGACGCCCAGATGCTGCAGACCCGGGCGTTCAACGTCGAGGAGATCTGCCGCTGGTTCCGCGTGCCGCCCTGGATGGTCGGCCACACCCAGAACTCCACCAGCTGGGGCACTGGGATGGAGCAGCAGATGATCGGCTTCCTGACCTTCACCCTACTGCCCTGGATGAAGCGGATCGAGATGAGCGCCAACCGGCGCCTGCTGCGCCCGGAAGAGCGCCGCCGCTTCTTCGTCAAGTTCAACCCGGAGGGCCTGCTGCGCGCTGATAGCGCCGGCCGGGCCCAGTTCTACAGCTCCATGGTCCAGAACGGCATCTACACCCGGGACGACTGCCGCATCCGCGAAAACCTGGCGCCCATGGGCGGCAACGCGGCGGAGCTCACCGTTCAATCCAACATGCTGCCCATCGACAAGCTGGGCGAGGGCGCTGGCGACGCCCAGCAGGCGCGCTCCGCGCTGATGGACTGGCTCAACGATCAACCGAGGAACCGCGAATGAACCGCAAAGAGCGACCGATGCAGATTCGGTCATTCGACTTCGACGCCAAGGCTGTCAGCGATGACGGCCTTTTTTCTGGCTACGGCTCGGTGTTCGGCGTCATCGATAGCTACAACGAGGTCGTGGCCCCCGGTGCCTTCCTGGAGTCCATCGCGGATGCCAAGGCCAAGGGCCGGACCTTCCCGGTGCTTTGGCAGCACCGCACCGGCGAGCCAATCGGCTCCTGGAACATCGACAGCCTGAAGGAAGATGACCGCGGGCTTTTCGGTGATGGCGAGCTGTGGCTGGAGGACGCGGCCTATGCCCGGGTGGCCTATCGCGGGATGAAGTCCCGGGCTATCACCGGCCTGTCCATCGGCTACTACGTCCGCGAGTCCAACCGCGACGAGAAGACCGGGATCCGCACCCTGACCAAGCTGGACCTGGTGGAGATCTCCATCGTCACGGTGCCGGCCAACGACGAGGCCCGGACCGACGTCATCAAGTCGAAGCTGGCCCACGGCTCGCTGCCGACCCTTCCCGAATTTGAGCAGCTCCTGCGCGAGGCAGGCTTCTCGAAAACTCAGGCCGCCGTGATCGCCAATCGCGGCCTGAAGCACATGCTCCGGAGCGAGTCCGAGGGCGAACAGGCGGAACCCGTTATTGCCAAGGCGCTGCACGAGCAGCTCAGCCGCGGCCTTTCCCTCCCTTCGTTTTGAGGATTCACCATGCACAACGTACTGAGCAACGCCGCTCGCTCCGAGCAACGCCAATTCGAGCGCAAGGAGCGCGCCAACGATCAGCTGGAACTGAAGGACGTCATGTCCGCGCTGGACCAGCGTGACCAGGAGATCAAGGCATTCGCCGAGAAGGCCAGCCAGGAGATCAAGGAGCACGGCAAGATCCTGGACGACACCAAGACCGTCCTGGACGGCCTAGCCAAGAGCGGCCTGGCGCTGCAGGACCGCCTGCAGGACGTCGAGCAGAAGCTGGGTCGCCGCTTCTCCGCCAATGACCCCATGGACGAGAAGTCGCTGGGCGAGCAGCTGACCGAGACCGAGGACTTCCAGTCCCTGAGCACCCGTGGTCGCGGAATCGCCCGGCTGGGTGTCAAGGCGGTGGCGAACATCACCAGCGCCACCACCGGGACCGGCGGTGTCGGTGGCGTGATCCGCCCCGACCGCATTCCTGGAGTCATCGCTGCGCCGGAGCGGGTGCTGACTATCCGCGACCTGATCATGCCGGGCCGTACCGCCTCGAACGGCGTCGAGTTCGTCCAAGAGACGGGCTTCCAGAACATGGCAGCTCCTCAGGCGGGCGAGGGCGCGCTGAAAGCCCAGTCGGACCTGAAGATGGAGCTGAAGGCTGCGCCCGTGCGCACCATCGCCCACTGGTTCCGGGCATCTAAGCAGGTGCTGGCGGATCTGCCGCTGCTGCAGAGTTACATCAACGGTCGCGCCATCTACGGTCTGAAATACGCCGAAGAGAACCAGATCCTCGCCGGCGACGGCACCGGCCAGAACCTGCTGGGCCTGATCCCTCAGGCGACCCCCTTCAACGAGTCGCTGCGCAAGGCTGGGGATACCGGCATCGACGTGCTGCGCCGCGCCATCCTGCAGGTTCGCCTCGCCGAATATCGCGCCACCGGCATCGTGCTCAACCCGGCTGACTGGGCGGACATGGAGCTGCAGAAGGACACCACCGGCTCCTACATCTGGGTCAACGTCCAGGAGGGCGGCACCCCGCGCATGTGGAAGCTGCCGGTGGTCGACACCAACTCCATCCCGGCCGGCAAGTTCATGGTCGGTGCGATGGACATGGGCGCCCAGCTGTTCGACCGAGAAGAGGCGGCCGTGGAAGTGTCGACCGAGGACGGCGACAACTTCCGCACCAACATGGTCACCATCCGGGCGGAAGAGCGCCTGGCCCTGGCTGTGTACCGCCCCGAGTCGTTCGTCTACGGCTCCCTGGCCAGCGGCTCCTAACCCACGAGGCGCGCCCGGGCAACCGGGCGCTGATCTGCGATGACCACGACCACCGTAAGCGTGAAGACTACCCGCGACTTCTACGACCAGGACAAGCGCGAGTGGGTGAACGCCGGCTCCGCGCTGGAAGTTGAGCGCGCCCGCGCCGTCGACCTGCGCCAGAACGGCCTCATCGAGGAGTTCGAGGCAAAGGCCGCCGAGGAGCCGGAGAACAAGAAGGCTCCGGCCCCGAAGAACAAGGCCGCCGCCAAGAGCGGTAGCGCCGAGGAGTAACCGATGTCCGTGATCAGCATAGCGATCGCCATGCAGCACCTGCTGGCCGAGGAAGAGGATCAGGTCCTGGTCCAGGCCATGCTGGATGGCGCCGAGGAATCGGCCAGCCAGTACATGCAGCGGCGGTTCTATGCCGATCAGGAGGCGCTGGACGCCGCCCTGGCCGAAGTGCCGGCGGCGATCAGCTCCACCCGTATCCGCTACGAACAGGCCGTGGCTGCCGCTGACGTGGTGGTAGACCTCAATGACCGCAGGGGCGCGCGTGACCGTGCTGCCCAGGCGTTCGCCGATGCCCGGGCCGAAGTCGAGATGAAGGCCCGGGGCATCGTCATCAACAGCGCAATCCAGGCCGCGTGCCTACTGATCCTGGGCCACCTCTTCGCCAACCGCGAGGACGTGGCCACCGGCGTGACCGTCGCCGAGATTCCCATGGGCTCCCGGCACCTGCTGGCGCCGTACCGTACCGGGATGGGCGTGTGATGCGCGCCGGGAAGCTCCGGCAGCGCGTGATGCTGCAGCGCAACGGGCGCCACCAGGACCCAGACACTGGCGAGATCATCAGTGGCTGGTCGAACCTGACCGACAAGCCTATCCCTTGCTCAGTCGAGCCGGTGAGCGGCCGCGAGTTCATCGCCGGCCAGGCGACCCAGAACGAGGTCACGGCTCGGATCGTAATCCGGTACCGCGCTGGGGTGACTGCCGCCATGCGCGCCGTGCACCGCGGCGTGATCTACAACATCGAGGCTGTCCTGCCCGACCCCCGGTCCGGGCGGGAGTACCTCACCTTGATGGTGTCCGGCGGACTCGACGAGGGCTGACCATGATCACCTTTACCCTCAAGGGCGTGGATGATGCGATCGAGCGGCTGACCCAGCTGCCCGAGAAGGTCCAGCGGTCTTCGGTGCGCCGGGCCGCGCGGGCGGCGATGAAGATCGTCCGCGACGAGGCTGTCGACCGGGCCAACCAGCAGGATGACCCGGAAACGCCCATGAACATTGCCGACTTCATCGTGATCCGCGAGGGCACGATCAAGGGGCGGCGCGAGGGCGGGATCGTCATGCGGGTCGGCGTCATGGGCGGCGCCCGCTACGACAAGAACTCACCGAACCCTACCTACTGGCGCTTCGTCGAGCTGGGCACCGAGCGCTCCCGGGCCAAGCCCTTCATGCGGCCGTCGCTGGATAACAACGTGCCGGACGTCATCCAGACCTTCATCGATGTGCTCGACGACGAGCTGAACAAGGAGTTGGTCTGATGTTTCCCCCTCTGTTCAAGGCTGCAGCGGCATCCGCCGAGGTCAAGGCGCTGCTGGGCAGTGACCCTGTTCGGGTCTATCCCTTCGGCGAGGCCGAGGAGGGCACCGCGCTGCCGTATGCCGCCTGGCAGGTCATCAGCGGTAGCCCCGAGAACTACCTGTCCGGCAAGCCGGATGTGGATGGCTTCCGCACCCAGGTGGACGTCTACGGCGCCACTGCTGCCAGCACCCGCGCCGCCGCTACGGCCCTGCGTGACGCGCTGGAGGGTGTGGCCTACCTGGTGGCCTACAACGGCGAGAACCGCGACCGAGACACCAAGAATTACCGGGTCAGCTTCGACATCGAGTGGACTGTGCTCCGCTGACCTTTCACCGACTACCCCTCGACCCGCTCCGGCGGGTTTTTTCATGCCCGCAGGAGACGCTCCATGTCCATCAAGACCCAAGGAACCCAGGTCTATGTCCTGGTCCCGCCCGCCAGCGGCACCGGTGCCAACACCGTGCTGGAGATCGAAGGCCTGACCGCCTTCAACCCCGGTGGCTCGCCGGCCGATCAAATCGACACCACCACCCTGAAGGACAAGGCCCGTACCTTCATGAAAGGCCTGCGCACCCCGGGCAGCGCCACTGGCACTGTCCAGGCCGATCCGACCAAGGCCAGCCACGTCCGCCTGGCGCAGCTCGCCGCCGACGATAGCGACGCCAATCTGAAGTTCGCGGTGGGTTTCTCGGACGGTACCGTTCCGCCGACCGTCGCCAGCGGTGGCAGCGACTTCACCCTGCCGCCCGCCCGCACCTGGTTCACCTTCGACGGCTACGTCTCCGACTTCCCGTTCGATTTCGCCACCAACACCGTCGTGAGCACCGCTCTGACCATCCAGCGCTCCGGCCCCGGCGCCTGGACGCCCAAGAGCGCCAGCTAAGGAATCGCCATGAAGCTGAAAGACCTGAAAGCCGCCGGCGCCTTTGTCGAAGCGGCGCCGGTGAAGAAGACCATCCAGTGGGACCGCGGCCGGCTGGATGCCGAGGAAAAGCCGGTGATCGACGAGTTCACCGTGCTGGTGAAGCGTCAGTCCTTCGGCGTGATCGAGAAGCTCTACGCGCCGGCCGAGGGTGAGGACGAGGCCGCTGTGGCCAAGCGCAGCCGCAACGCCAAGCTCATCAGCGAATGCGTGTTGCTGGGTGAGCAGGGCGACGAACAGATCCCCTACGAGGACGCGCTGAACCTCGAACCTAACCTGGCCTTCGCGCTGCTCAATGCGGTGCACGAGGTCAACGGCATCGGGAAGGGCGCTGCAAAAAACTGACACCCGCCGATGAGGTGTGGCACGAGCTCGTGCTGCACGGCATCGGCGGGTGCACGATCCTCGAAGCGAAGGAACGGCTGACCTACGCCGAGGCGATGGACTGGTACGCCTATATCCGCCGGCGCGGCAGCCTGAACCTGGGCAATCGCTTGGAGCACGGATTTGCCATGCTGGCCACGGTGCTGAGCCGGATCCATGGTGGCGAGGTAGAAATGGAGGCCTTCATGCCATACGAGTCGGCTCTGACCCAGGAGCAGGACGACTGGTCGAGCATCTCCGTCGAGCGGGCGCGGGAAATCTGGCACTGAACCACCTAGGCGGCGGATCACGCCGCCGGTATGGCCTGTGACTTGTAAGACAATTCGTAGCTGGTCTACCGTTTGTGAGCTAGTTATCACATGGAAGGCAGGTCAGAAATGCGCATTATCTCGTTGGCCCTAGCGGCTCTGGTTCTCACAGGGTGTGCTCAGGAGGCTGTCCGCAAGCAGACGCAGTCGGGGTACCCGGAAGGCATGTTCAAAACCGCCTCGACAGCGGAAGTAAGGAGCAAAATTATAAATGGCTGTATCAATAAGGGCCTTCAAATTGAAGATTCTGGAGCCGGCCAGATAGTTTGCTCCAGGGAGCTTGATGGCCTTCAGGCATCTTTCACGCAGATAGCTATTTCGAATAGCTATAGCACTACCCCTCAGATGAAAGTGAAGTTTGTCCCTGTGCAAGTTGGGGACGATGTAAGGGTTGTCGCATATCCGTGGGTGGAAAGCGTTATGCCTGGCGGACAAGTAAGAAAGGTCGAGGCGAACGGGAATAAAGATAGAAACGCTATACAGGGGTTTCTAAACTCACTTGGCGCTAGTTGAAATAAACCCGCTTCGGCGGGTTTTTTATTGGTGGAGAAAATATGGCAACCCGCTCCCTCGGCAGTTTGACGCTTGACTTGGTCGCCAAGACCGGCGGCTTCGAGCAGGGCATGGACCGTGCCTCGCGCTCCATGCAGCGGTTCAAGACCGAGACCACCAAGCAGCAGAACGACCTGGAAAAGCTGCTGGGCAGGATCGATCCGGTGGTGGGGCGCCTGGGCGAACTGGACAAGATGGAGCAGCAGCTGGCCGCCCATCGCAAAGCCAACCGCCTGCCGGCTGATGACTATGCCGAGTATCTGGGCAAGCTCAACGCCATGCGGGACGGCCTGACCGGCGCGGCTGGGGCGAACGAAAAGTACACCATGAGCGCCAAGGCCCAGGCCGCGGCATTGCGTGGCGTGCCTGCCCAGTTCACAGACATCGTGGTCAGCCTTCAGGCCGGCCAGCAGCCGCTGCAGGTGCTGCTGCAGCAGGGTGGCCAGCTTAAAGACATGTTCGGCGGTATCGGGCCTGCGGCTCGCGCCCTGGGCGGGTACGTCGCAGGCATGGTCAACCCGTTCACGCTGCTTGCGGCAGCCGCCGGGGTGCTGGCGCTCGCTTACAAGCAGGGAAGTGCTGAGCAAGACGCCTTCCGTGTGTCCTTGGTCTCCACCGGCAACCTGGCCGGGAAAAACACCGGGCAAATGGCGGACCTGGCCAAAGAGGTCAGTGGCGTGACCGGCACCACCGGCGCCGCTGCCGACGCTCTTGCGCAGCTGGTGGCCACCGGGTCGCTGACCAGCGATCAGTTCAAGGACATGGCGATCGCCGCCGTGGCCTGGGAGTCCGCTACCGGGAAGGCCGTGGCCGACACCGTTGCCGAGTTCAAGCGCCTGGCCGACGAGCCCGCCAAGGGCTCAGCAGCGCTGAACGAGCAGTACAACTACCTGACCGCCGCGGTTTACCAGCAGATCCAGGCGCTGGAAGAGCAGGGCAATAAGACGGCTGCCGCCAACCTGGCCGAGGCAACCTATGCCGGTGCCCTTCAAGAGCGCGCCAAGGGCATCAAGGAGAACCTCGGCACCATCGAGGCGGCCTGGAAAGGCATCACCAGCACAGCCAAGTCGGCCTGGGATGCGATGCTCGACATCGGGCGCGAGAAGTCGCTGCAGCAGGAGATCACCCAGCTCAGCGAATTCATCGAGAAGCGCCAAAAGCTCGGCGGCTACGACAACACGGCGTACCAGGCAAAGCTGGATCTGCTAATCAAGCAGAGAGACGCGGCCAATGCCGAGTCGAAGGCGCAGGGCGAGTCTGCGGAAACCGAGCGCAACGCCATTCAGGCGGTGAACACGCTCCACCAGAGTTACCTCTCTAACCTCGACAAGGAAGGCAAGAAAAAGCTCGAGATTCAAAAGCTCGACCAGGCACGCATCCAGGCCCTGAAGGGAGCGAATGTAGATACCGCGGCGATCGAGCGCGATTACGCTGCGGCACGCGCTGGTATTGAGGACAAATACAAGGAGAAGGCGGCCCCGCGGGCCAAGGCCTACACCGACGACGAAGCCACGCGGACTCTTCTGGCCCTGCGTCAGCAGCAGAGCAGCCTGGAAGAGCAGCTTTCCAGCACCACCAAGCTGACCGGCGCACAGCAGAAGCTGGTGCAGTTCGAGCAGCAGATCGCTGACCTGAAGACCAAGCAGACGCTGACGGCCGATCAGCAGAGCCTGTTGGCCAGCCAGGACCAGATCAAAGCGCAGCTGCAGAAAAATTCCGCTATCGAACAGGAGATCGCCCAGAAGCAGGAGCTGCAAAGGCTCACGGAGCGTGCAGCCCAGCTGGATGCTTCGATTGCCAACTCCTTGGCCTCGCAGCAGGAGCAGTACGGCCGGCAATTAGACGGTGCCGGCATGGGCGACCAGTATCGGGAGCGCCTGAATCAGCAGAAGTCGATCTATCGGGAATTCCAGCGCTACCGCGAGCAACTGGACAAGTCCACGCCGAAAGACCTTCTTGGGAGTGAGCAGTACAGCGCTGCTGTCGAGAAGATCCAGGCTGGCCTGAACGATGCTCTTAGGAGTCATGAGGCCTACTACTCGCAGCTCGACCAGCTCAACCAAGACTGGACGAAAGGCGCAGGTGATGCGTGGAATAACTACGTTGCAGAGGCCAAGAACGTAGCCAAACAAACTCAGGACTTGTTCAGAACTGCATTCTCTGGCGCTGAAGATGCAATTGTGAACTTCGTTAAGACAGGCAAGCTTTCATTTTCTGATCTGGCAAACTCCATTATTACTGATCTGATACGGATCCAAGTCAGGCAGGCCTTAGTTTCCGGGCTGAGTGCTGCCTATAGCGCCTATGGTGGTGGCTTTGCTTCTCTATTCAGCGCTGCGCAGGCGAATGGCGGTGCATGGGAAAGCGGTATTCAGAAGTTCGCCAATGGCGGCGCTTTCACCAATCAGGTGGTTGCAACTCCTACCGCATTCGCACACAGCGGCGGCCTGGGTTTGATGGGAGAAGCCGGCCCGGAGGCAATCATGCCTTTGACGAGAGCCGCTGACGGCTCCTTGGGCGTCAAGGCTCTGGATAAAGGCCAGGCCACTGCATCCGCTGTACCTACCGTAGCCGGCGGAGCATCCATCAATGTCCCCATCCAGGTCATGGGCACCGCCGACGAGGCGACCTTGCAGCGAATCAGACAGGCAGCGGAAGAGGGCGCGCGGGCCGGCTACCAGCTGGCGGTCCAGGACGTGAAGCGCAATGGACCGCTGATGCAGATGATCCGTAAGCAGAAGTGAATTTCAGAGCGGCAGGGCCGCAGGAGAGATTATGAACAAAGATCAATTTGATGAAGAGACCAAGAGTCGAGCTGCCCGGGATGCTGTATTAGCCGAGCAACTCGCGATGCTTACGAAGGAGCCAACTACTCCTGCACCTTCGCGCGATCAATATCCTCAATAAAATTGTTCAGAACGACGTCGAATACTCGCTTGTCCGCCGCGCTTGGATACTCGTTGTCGATGTGACCCTGCAGCCTCGCCACATACAACTCGGCATTCAATAGGCCCTGTTGTTTCAGGCTGGCGGCAAGGCATTTGATAGCAACCTGGACAGCCCGCATTTCGCTACTGGTTACGGATGTTTCTTCCATCGTGACCTCCTGGTCATCAGTCAGCGCCTGGATGGCGCATCCCCGTCCGTGGTTGTGGAGCCGGCGGCCGGGGCCTTGAGGATGATTCCCCATACCCGCATCGGCGGGTTTTCTTTTTTCTGGAGTGCGCGATGGCTATCGAGTGGCCCGCCAGCCTCACCCCTCGGGAGATGACCTGGGGCATCGTCTACAACAACCGGGCCTTCACCTCATCGCTGTCGAACGCGCAACAGCTGGTTGGCTACCCGGGCGCCTATTGGCAGTGCCAGCTCAGCTTCCCAGCCCTGTTTGGCGCCGACGAGCGCGAGCTGACTTCGCTGCTGGGCCGCCTGCAGGGCATGTTCGGCACCGTGAAGATCCCTGCCTTCACCCGCACCCGGGCCGACAACATCGGTGCGCCGAAGGTGGCCCAGGCCAGCGCCCAGGCGTCCTTCATGCAGCTCAGCGGCGTGACAGCCAGCGCCAAGGTCTTCAGCCGCGGCGACTACATCACCGTGGCCGACGAGATGTTCGAGGTGGTGGACGATGCCACGTCGAACGCCAGCGGCCTGGTGACGCTGAACCTGAACAAGCGGATCCGCCGAGCGATCGCCGCCGGCACCGCCGTGGAGTACCGCAACCCCTACGCCGTGATGCGCCGGGCCGACGACACCCACCAGATCAGCATTCAGCCGATCGTGGCCAACGCCAACCTGGCATTTCGGGAGGCCTTCTGATGGCGTCCATGTTCCCCTTCAGCCAGCGCGTGATCGACATCATCGCCCAGGGCAACTTCCTGGCGGTCATGGCGGTGCAGCTGGATTTCCCGGACGGGATGGTCTTCGCCCACACCGGTACCGGTGACCTGGTGATCGACGGCATCACCTACACCGGTGTCGGCCAGTTCGGCGAGGTCGGCCAGGCCCAGGAGAGCAGCAACAGCGGCTCGCCCATGTCCATTGACCTGACCCTGAACGGCCTGGACAGCACCATCATCCAGGAGACCAGCGTGAAGGGTTGCCGGGGGCGCCAGGGCAAGCTGATGTTCGTGGTCTTCAACCAGGCCGGCGAGTACGCCGCTGACATCCTGTTCTCCGGGCGGATGGACGCGGCCCAGCTGTCCTACGCCGGCAATGGGGAGGACGGCAACAAGATCACCGTCCCGCTGATCGACCGCATGGCCGAATGGAACCGCACCGGCACCGAGCGCTGGACGGACGAGAACCACCGCGCGCGCCACCAGGGCGACCGCTTCTTCTACGCCGTGGCGCAGATGTCCGAATGGCCCATCTACTGGGGCGCCAGCAAGGACGCGCCGCCCTTCACCTACGAGTAACCCGATGCGCTACCGCGACTGGACCACCCGACTGAACGACACGATCAAGGCCGCCTCCGAGCGGCCTTTTTCATGGGGCGAGTTCGACTGCTGCCTGTTCGCCGCCGATTGCGCCCTGGCGGTATGCGGGGTGGACCCGGCGGCCGACTACCGCGGCCAGTACGACAGCGAGGCCTCGGCCAAGCGCGCGCTGAGCAAGCGGCACGGCAGCCTGGAGGCGGCCTGGGATGCCTGCTTCGCCCGAGTGAACCCGGCTTTCATCCAGCGGGGCGACGTGGCGCTGTACCAGGGCCCGAACGGGCGCGGGGTGGCGGTGTATTGGGCCGGCGAGTTCTGGACATCGGTCGAGATCGGCGCCGCGCGCGTTGAGTGTGAGCCTGAAGTGGTTTGGAGAGTTGAATGAGCAAGGGCGTCGGTAAGATCGGCCAGGTCGCCATTGGCGCCGCGATCGGCTTCATGCAGGGCGGCCCCTGGGGCGCTGTTATCGGCGCTGGCCTTGCGCTGTACTCGGCCAACCAGCAGGAGAAGCTGGCGGCCAAGTCCAATCTGCGCGAGAGCGAGCCGTCTGCCCAGACCGTTCGCTCCAGCAAGGCGCCGGCGCGCTACATCCTCGGCCGCGTGAGCACTGGCGGCGTGCTGGCCTGGGCCCAGGAGCAGGGCGGCGCTGATGCCGATGGCGAGTGGCTGCACCTGGTCTATGTGCTGTCGGAAGGCGAGATCGACGGCCTGGAGGACATCTTCCTGGGCGAGGAGAGCATTGCGACCTTCGCCGAGCAGGCCAGCTACGAGCTGATCGTCAACCCGACCCAGGTCAATACCTTCCTCAAGACCTACTGCCCGGACTGGAAGGACTCGCAGATCGGCCGTGGCCTGAGCTTCGTGCGCCTGTCGCTGCGCTATAGCGCCGAGAAATTCCCCAGCGGCCTGCCGGATGTGCGCTTCGTGGTGCGCGGCCGCCGCGACATCTACGATCCGCGCTCGGGCGCCAGCATCTACACCGAGAACAACGCGCTGCACCTGCTGTGGTTCCTGCGCAATCGCTGCCATGTGCCAGACGATGAGATCGTGTTCGAGACCTTCGCCAGCGCGGCCAACGTCTGCGACGAGTTCACTTCGAACCCGGACGGCACCGGCAGCCCTCGCTATCGGACCGGCTGCGTCATCGGCGCCGACGAGTCCCGCACCCAGGTGCTGCAGAAGCTCGAGGCCTCCTGCGCTGGCCAGCTGATCCGCGTCGGTGGTCGCTGGATGCTGCAGGCAGGCGCCTACTACGGCCCGGCCGACTTCACCATCACCGAGGACATGGTGATCGGGACCGTTACCGGCACCACCGAGCCGAGCAACGACGCGGTGATCAACACCGTGCGTGGCACCTTCATGGACCCGAAGCAGTCCTGGACCGAGACCGACTACCCCGAGGTGGTGGTGGCCGAGTGGGTGCTGGAAGACGGCGGCGAGGCGGCGGAGACCCTGACCTTCTCCTACGTCAACGATCCCTACCAGGCCCAGCGCCTGGCCAACATCGAGCTGCGCCGGCGCCGGGCGGGCGGCACCATCAGCCTGCCCATGAACTTCGCCGGCTACAACTGCCGCCCGGGGCGGGTAGTGCGCCTGGATCTTCCGTCGCTGAACATGTCGGGCGAGTTCATCGTCACCGACTGGAGCATGGGCACCCAGGAGGCCTGCACGGTCTCCCTGCAGCAGTACGAGCCGGCGATCTTCGATGACGCCGTGGGCAAGCCCTACAACCCGATCGGTTTCATCAACCTGCCGGCTGGCGGCCTGGGCTCGCCTACGGACCTGAAGTGGACGCCGGATGCCACCGCCGAGGTGGTGCAGGGCGTCCTGAGCTGGACCCGTCCGGTCGGAATCGTCAGCGGCTACGCGGTGACCGTCCGCCAGGGCACGAACGTGGTGCAGGCGCAGCAGCTGCCTGAGACGGCGGTAACCTGCCCGCTGAGCGGCTTGCCCTCGGGCAACTACGTCATGTCGGTGGCGGCGGTGGGCCCGCTCGCGCGCTCGGGCGAGGTGAGCATCACCGTGAGCATCGGCGGCCCGCCGATCCCCGAGTCGGTTTCGGTCCAGTCGTCGATCGACTCCATCACCCTGGTGCCGCGCAACAGCGCCGGCCTGAACGGCGGGGACTACGAGTTCTACTTCAGCACCAACCCCCAGGCGAGCGAGCGGGATGGCCAGTACCTGGGTCGCGGCATGACCTTCACCCATACCGGGCTGGCCTTCTCCACGGCCTACGCCTACTTCGTGCGGTCGCGTAACGCCTACGGCACCAGCGCCTTCCTGAAGATCATCGCCTACACCTCCAACGACGTGTCGGCCTACCTGGCGGCGCTGAGTGGGCAGGTTAACCAGAGCCTGCTGGGGCAGGAGCTGAACAAGCAGATCGACAAGATCCCGGTGATTGAGTCAGGACTGGCGCAGGAGCGCACTGACCGAGCTTCCGCGATCGTGGCCGAGCAACAGGCGCGCCAATCTGGATTGCAGCAGGTCGCCCAGGTAGCAGCAGACAATCTGGCCGCTGAGTCCTCGGCGCGCGGTCAGGCGATCATCAATGAGGCGACCATCCGCCAGGCCGCAGACGAGCAGATGTCCAGCCGCATCCAGGGCGTCTACGCCCAGGTCAATCCGCCGATGGCGGGCGGGGGCTGGGCAGCAGGCTCGACAGCGACCTACGCGGGCGTTTGGTCCGAGCAGTTCGCCCGGGCCCAGGGTGATGCCGCCGAGGCTCTGGCGCGTGACACCCTGTCCGCGCAGCTACGCGGGGGCTACACCGGCACCGATCCTAACCAGGTAACGTCCGGCCTGATCTACCAAGAGCGCCGCATTCGCCTCAGCGCGGAACAGGCGCTCTCGCAGCAGATCAGCCTGGTCTCGGCCGGGGTAGGGGAGCAGTTCGACTCTGGCGTCATCTGGTTCTTCGACAGTGGCGTCGAGGGATGGACCGGCAACGGAACGCCCACTGCATCGGGCGGCTTCCTGCGCCCGGCCAACGCTACCCTGGCCAGCATCTACAGCCCTGCCGGCCTGGCGGTGAATGCCGACACCTACCAGCAGGTGCGCTTCAGGATCAAGCGGACTGGAAGCCCGTCGTGGAATGGTCGCCTGTACTGGGGCGAAAGCTGGGCCAACTCGATGGCGATCGATGCGCCCACGTTCGATGTGAACGGCGTTTCGACCGTCATCTTGAACCTGTCCTGGGCCGGTACCGTCGGCCAGATCCGCCTGGATTTGGGTAGCCAGAGCAGCTCCGCATTTTACGAGCTGGACTGGGTCGCCATCGGTCGGGCCTCGCCAGGGGCAAGCTACGCGGCGCTCACTGCCGAGCAGACGGCGCGGGCAACAGCTGACCAAGCCCTGGCGCAGGACATCAGCACCCTGACCGCGCGCGTCACTGATCCGAAGACGGGAAACACGGCGCTCTCGTCTGCCGTGGACAACCTCACCGGGCGCGCGGACAACACCGAGGCTGGCCTATCGGCGGTCACCACCCGGGTCAGCGGCATCTATGCCCAGGTGAACCCGCCGCTGGCCGGTGCCAACGACTGGTATGCCGGGTCGCCCACGGTGCTGGCGGGGGTCTGGTCTGAGCAGTATGCCCGGGCCGATGCCGACAACGCCCTGGGTCGCCGCATCGATACTACCAACGCCTCGGTGGCCGGCAACACGGCGCAGATCACGGCGGAGCAGCAGGCTCGCGCTAGTGCTGACGGCGCTCTGGCTATCCGGATTGATTCGGTACAGGCCACAGCAGCCGGTGCTGCAGCGGCAGTGACTTCCGAGCAGACTGCCCGGGTCAATGCCGATGGAGCCCTGGGTCAGCGCATCGACACGGTACAGGCCAAGGCCAATGACAACGCCGCACTGATTCAGACGGAGCAGACGACGCGGGCTAACGCTGATTCGGCCCTGGCCAATCGTATCGACACCGTCCAGGCGACGGCCAACAACGCAGCCACGCGGGCGGCGCTGCAGAGCGAACAGGTGGCGAGGGCGGATGCTGACACTGCCCTGGCGCGCCGGGTGGATACGACCCAGGCGGCGCTCGGCAATACCAACGCCTCGGTGCAGCAGATCAGTCAGGCGCAGGTCATCACGGATGAAAAGGTCAACGCGACTTGGTCGGTGAAGCTTGGGGTAACCAGGGAGGGCACCTACTACGCGGCCGGCATTGGGCTGGGTATCGAGGCCGGCGGCGGCAGTGCCGGCTTTCAGTCCACCTTCGCTGTCTCGGCCGATCGTTTCGTTGTTCTGGGGCCTGGTATTGATGGTTATGGACGGTCGTTCTTCTCGGTGGTCGACAACAAGACCTACATCGACACCGCCTTCATCAACAAGGCGTACATCGTCGAGGCGTTCATCGGCCAGACGCTGCAGTCGCAGCGCTTCACCGATTACGGGCAGCCGGTCATGACGATCGACTTCAATCGCGGCGCAGTGACCATACGAGATTTCTCGCAGAACGGCGCCTACACCAACCAGGACGAAAACGGCTTCTCCATGGTGGCCGGTGGTGTTGAGCTGGTGAAGATCGGGAGACTTAGCTGATGGCAGCAGGTGCAGTAAGGCTGAAGGACGAGCAAGGGCGGACGATCTTCGATTCGGAGAGCTTCTCGAACCGAGTCGTCTATTACGAGCGGCTCCAGATGAGCTTCGGCACGGAGGTGACCCGTACCATTCCGGATCTGGGGGACATGAGCATGATCTGGGTCGAGAGTGAAGGAGCCCTGCCGCCGTATTCAGTGAATGGCAACACGGTCTATGTCCGAGGGATTGGGCAGACGCCTATTCAGGTGACCATCATGGCGATGTCGTTCGGATGAGCAGCTTCGGAGTGCGCATCCGGGGTAGCTCTCGGCAACTGATCCTGGATCAGCAGAACGGCGTGCTGCATGTCGTGCGCCGCGGGGCCTTCTCCATCGACTCGGGAGCGACCGGCGGGCGGATGTTCGTTGGTTTCTCCCAGCCGATACCGACCCAGGAAAAGCCGCATGTCTTCGCGCAGATCAGACCCTTCGCTGGTCCCAGTGGCGCGGTGCTGTTGGCTTATGACGTGCGCATGGAGGGAGGGCCAGGCAACTGGACGGGCTTCAGCTTCGCCGCCCTAGGCAACGCCTTCGGCACCACCAGCTGGCGCTACGTGGCGAGCCTATCCAACCCGCCGCCTTCCTCGGCGCGGTTCGGTATGCGCCTGCGGCGCCAGTCGGACAACCAGGTGCTATTCGACACCGGCTACCCGTGCATGCGGTACCTCTTCGCCACCCGGGCCTGGAACGTTTCGAACCGCCGGGAGGGGGTGACGCGGTACTGGGCCTGGGATACGGCCGTGGCCTACAGCGTGCGGGCCGACGCCTACGTGATGCTGAACACCATCGTGACGCCCACCGACGGCATCGCTGCGTTTGACTCGGTTTATGTGCCTGCGCTCTACGTCTATCAGAACCGGGCGCGCTTCACGATGCAGATCACCGGCGAGAACGGCTCGAACCCGAACTACATCCAGCCTGTGATCTATGCGATGCCCACCGACGAGTGGTGACCACCTTCTGACCCTACAGCCCGCCGCGCGCGGGCTTTTTTATGCCTGGAGAAATCATGGCACTACAGCAAGTCAACTTCGGTTCGGCCAGCGATGGCAGCCAGGGGGATACCGCTCGGGCGGCATTCGGCAAGATCAACGCCAATTTCACTGATACCACCAACGCAGCCAGCCGCCTTGTAGGTACCGCAGCGGGTAACTTGCTGGAGGCTGGTGTCGCAGGTTTGGCATCAAACACTGGTCAGATAGTTTCTGACCTGAACGAGATCGCGGCCTCCGGCTTCTATCGTGCGATTTCCTCGACGCTTAACACGCCGCGGACCAATACCTTGTTCACGGTGATGGCCTCGATGCATTCGCCGGGGGCAGGACAACAGCTAGCGGTCACCGCCTCTGCTGAGGCCCGGATCTACTACCGCAACCAGGTGAGCGGTACCTGGTCGGCCTGGAAGGAACTGGACCCGACAGCATTTGGAATCGGCACGCTCACAGCACCGACGGCGACCGACGCTAACGCCATTACCGTTTCCGGAGTGTATCGGCTGCCCTTCAATTCCGCGAACATCCCGGTCGGTACATCGGGGGTGCTCTTTCAGCAGTCCTACGACAGCTCGTCTTTCACCCAGATTTTCTGTCCTACGGCGACGGTAGGAAGGCTTTTCATCCGAAACAAATTCGGCTCGGCCAGCTGGACGCCATGGCGCGAATCCGCAATGAGCGATGCGCCGTCCTTCACGACCTCTCTCCAGTGTTCGGGCCCGATCCGGACAGGCCAATACACCTTGGCGAGCCTGCCAAGTGCATCAGCCTGGACCGGTTACGAAATCGATGTGACCGACGCCGCCGGCGGCGCCAAGCGCTGCCGCAGTGACGGCACCAACTGGAAAATCCTCAACACCACCACCACGGTATCCTGACTATGGCTCTGTCCGAACGCACTCGCCCCTACGAAACCCTCATCCGCCATAAGGAAGACGGCA